TCAGCAAGGTCGGACGCAAGCCCCATTGATTTTTTATTGAGTCCGGTTACTTCTTGCATTTTTGCTACATTATTTATTAATGCTAGTGCGCCTGGAGCTGCTGTTACCCGAAACATCTTGTTGATTAGTGTTGAGAAATCACCAGCACTCATGGTTTGCTGTTTTTCATGTAAATCACTTAAAATGTCAGAGAGATTCCGAAGATTTCCGTTTTTATCTTTGGTGTTGATGCCTAATATGTCCCATGCTTCTTGACCTCTTTTAGTAGGGTTCATCATATTTAATAGCATCATACGTAACGTAGTACCTGCGTGAGAACCTTTGATACCGGCATCGCCTAATACACCAAAAGCTGCCGAAGCAGTTTCAAAATCTAACCCTGATTGATGGGCGACAGTACCGGCATATTTAAATGATTCAGCTAATTCTAACAATGTTGTATTCGTTTTTGTGAACGTCATCGTAAGAATGTCTGCTGTGTTATCCATTTGTTTTGCTGGGATTTCATAAGCGGTCATAATGTTGGTTACAACATCCGCTGTTTCTCCCAAATCTGTATCACCTACAAGTGCAATATCTGATATAGGCCGGATGGCATGTTTTATTTGATCGACATTAAATCCTGCCATAGCTAAGAATTTTCCAGCTGATGCAACTTGTGGGGCTGTATATTTAGTCTCAACACCGACTTGGCGCATGAGCTGGTTCATTTCATTAAACCGACCTTCAAACCCTACACCTTTATCGTGAGTCTGGAGGATATTTTTTGTCGTTTTGGCTATATTGTCATAGGTAGAAGCATCTCTAAATACAGAAGTTACCCCAGACATTAAAGAGCTAAGCCCATAGGCAATTCCCATACCCTTAATCATTTCGCCTGCAACATTTGTACCTGTGTTGGCGTATGTTGGACCTAATACTTGCCGAGTAGATGGATACAGATAAGTACTTCGTCCTGCTCCAGTCTGTCGTGTTGAAGTGGAAGTTGTATTTCTAGTTGTGCTACCAGATACCCCCTTAGATGCGCCAGCGGCACTGGCTGTAATGGTTATTTTACTATTCGACTTAATCTGTTCTATTTTCTGTATTAACTTATCAAGACTACTTATTGCTCTTTCTGTATTAGCCTTTGGCTCAATCGTTTTACCATTTATAGAACTAATAGCTTGATTCAATTTCTTTATATCCGAAGTTGAATATAAAGGTTTACCTAATGCAGTCTTTGCCTGTGATTTTATATTATTGAGTTTAGTTAAGATGCGATCTAAACTTGCTTCGGCTGCACTTGTATTGATTTGTATGTTTATAGGTTTGGTCTTAATAGAAGCCAATGCTGAATTAACCTTACCGATGCTTTTTGCAACAATATCAAATCGCTTTGTTAATGCTTCCATTTCAGCTGTGGCCTGCTGAAATTTACGTATAGACTCTAAAGCTGGATTAGAGTTAACGTTTATCTGATAATTAACAATATAATTTTCTGCCATCTTTTTGTATTTTGATTTTCTAAAGAATAGCGGTTTGGTACCCTGAAAGATTGAAAAAGCCCCTTATCCGACAGAGGATAAAGGGCTACGTAGAAAAAACGAGTAATAAGACACTTTACGCAAGCATTCCAAGTGCACTTGCTTGTTGAGTTATGAGCATTTTGCTGTGGAGCCATACGGCATCTTCAGAAAGCATTGCAAATTCTTCATCGTTTAACTCATCAAGGTTTACGCTGGGAAAATAATGACGGATAAATATCAGTCTATGACGAATAAGTTGATCGTCTTTTACTTCCCAGCTTTTGATAAATTTACGAGTTTTCCTTTGCGCAACTCGATAATTTGAGCCAGGTGTGGCATCAAGCCATAGATGAACAAGGAATCATCTTTAATCAGTTCTTTATCGCCATCGACAAAGCAATCTTTTGCCAATTCTCGCATGGCACCGGCCTGATCCTTTTGGGAGAGAGACAAATATTTACTGAATGTCGGGAAAGGCGGCTGTTTAAAATAACCGATATAATATGGCTTTTCGCCTTCGTCTTCATCTCCTTCCACAAAAATCGGGAATACACGTTTTAGTTTGGGATCTGAATCTTTCAGCTCTTTTACTTTCTTTTCAATCTCGGTCTGAATATCTTCAGGCAAGAAAAAGTCTTCGTTTACATTTTCCATTATAATTATGATTATTGATGTTTATCCAAGAATAGTAATTATAATGTTGGTAGGTTGTGTGTGAATGCAAATAAAATGTTAAATGTATATTCTCTGTATTATTTTATTTGGTATATAAAATAAAATCTATTACCTTTACAACATATAAAAAGCAACGCCTTACTTTCTTGTAAGGAAATGAGCCACTCATAAGTGGCTTTTATTATTTTTATGAGATATTTTGTTATATGAAACACGCATTGAATATAGAAGAACAGATAAATAAACTCAAAGAACATGGTATGGTCTTTGAGGATGAAGAGAAGGCAAAGGAGATTTTACTAGATGTGGGGTATTATAGATTGGGATTCTATTCTTTTCCGTTTGAAAAAACTTTTCCCAGTCTAAGGAATCGCAACCATAAACTGTGTAAAGGCACTTCTTTTAAGGAAATTGTGGATTTGTATTATTTCGATTATGATTTGAGAAGGGTTCTATTGAACGCATTAAATAGAATAGAAGTCAATATCCGCACAACTATCACATATATTATATCAAACCATTATAAAAATTCTCCTACATGGTTTGTAGATCCTGCAATTATGCTTTCATCTTTTATCAATACATTTGACGATATGGTGTATGCACAGATTTCTAAGAATCCGGTTATTCTGCGTCATCATAAAACTCACATAAATGACCGATATGCACCTGCATGGAAAACGTTGGAATTTATGACAATCGGCAATGTTTGCATGTTGTACAAAAGTTTGCGAGATAAAGGTGTTCAATTACAGATAGCAAACAAATACGGTTGTACAATAGGAATATTCAAGAATTATCTTGAAACAATCATGTTTATCAGAAACAAATGTGCACATGGTAGTTGTTTGTATAATATCACATTGCCATTGGGCGTAAAGGTACATCCAGCAAATGTCGATAATCAATCCCGGCAATATGTTAGTGGCATTATTGGTGTTATTGATTATATACTTGGTAAAATATCAATAAATAGGCAAAAAGAGCTTGAACAAGACATAAATCATCTGGTAAACATAAAAAGAAGTGGTAAAACAAACCAAATAATTAAGGATTGCTCAAAAATACACTTACTGAATTTTGTAGATTGGAAATAAAACATTATTTTTGCAACGTAAAAAGTGCATATTTGAGCTTAGTCGTCAATTCTGCACTATAAAACGGATAATAAAGGGATGTGTTAACGCATCCCTTTTTATTTTATAGATAAAATGAAAAGCGAGCCGTTTTCAACTCGCCTTTTCAAAAACGTATTATACTAGAAGTTATAGCCAAGAACTAGTTCCTTCTCCTGTGATAATGTCGAAAGGATTCAAATTGAATTCTTTTGTAATGTTTGTATCATCTTGTTTACTTTCCATTCCGTCTTCGTTAAAGAGGCATCCCTTTAGCGTTACAGTTTCGGCGGTCCAGTCTTCACCGGCATAAGCATTAGTAAATGAGATGATCAAGTCAAATTCTCCCAAATCCATTAAAGAACCAGCCAATGCTCGGAGTTGGGAAACGGTATTATAATCCATTGTAATGGAGGCTGTACAGGTTTTATTGCCAAAACCACGATTGATAGCATTTCCTCCAATACCGTAGTTGTTTTCAACTTTACGAGTCTTGTTCCACTTGATTTCAGAAACTCCTTGCATAATAGTAGAATCTTCTGAAATATCCAATGCTGGTATGGAAATGCGGATCATAGACCAGCTGTATGCTACATTGTTAATTATTGCCATCTTGTTAATTATTTATTGGTTAATGCCAAGCCCTCGACTACTTCAATACGGGACGCTACACCCACCGGAACAAGTGAATATTTAATGATCAGTGTATCATTCTTTAATACATTTTGATTCTTATCAATTGTTACAGAAAAGCCAGAGATTTCTTCATTAGTCTGCATGGTTGTGAGAATGTCAGAAACAATGTTTTGAAACATCGTAATCTTTGCAGAAGACAAACATCCAGTGCTGGGGTCTACTTTCAACGGGGAGTTAACATA